TCCTACGGACTTGCAGGCACGAGGCGCGTAAATCTGTCCGCGCCAGGTAATCGGAGCCGGAGCCGGGCTGGACGCATCCGGGATTAGCGGTACAGGTGAAAACCGCAGAACCTCGCCGAAGATCGCCGTGCAGTCGACGTCGTAAAGCTCGACGGTATCGCCGGCATTCGGCCTTTGAACATCCGTCGCCAGCGTCACAGGTCAAAGACCTCTTTAAGATTGGCCGACAGGCTCACCAGATCGGCTCCGAGATAGCCCCGCGACCAGTCAACCGCGATCCATTTCCGCTGGACGATCTCGAGCGGCACGGTCCACAGAAAGGCCGTCTTGGTGTGTGTTTCAAAGAACGCCTCGATCGCGTCCGCCTGCCCGTCTTCCAACATGCTCCATTGAGCCTGGAACGTTCGTGGATTGGCATTAAGGCCATCACCGGATCGCTGACTATAGCCATCACCGAAGGTAGCCTCGTTGACGCGCGGCCTGACCGGGCGAACGCTCGGCGTTGATGGTGCCAGCGGAGGATTGAACACATCAAGCGGCACGATTCAGCATCCCGCGAGCACGCATATGATAGGCGACGCGCTCGTCGACCACCTGCATCATGCTGGCCTTCACCGCCGCACCGATCGCGGCCGCATTGTCCGGCGACGTTCCTTCCGGGAGCGTGATGTTGATATCGCCGAACGCGATTGCTACGCCGTCATTTCCGGCGTTGCCAGCCATCTGCATCGAAACGTCATGCGGGATAATCCGGGTGCCGCTCGGCAAATCGACGATCTCGCCGCCGTGTTCATTGATGCTGGTGAGGCCACCACGCCAATTGTCGTTGCCGGCGGCGTTCATCCCCATCCCGGTCCCATAGCCTGGGAAAATAGCTGCATTGAGGGCCGCGTCCTGACCGGTAAAGCTGCCTACCGATGGCACTCCGCCGAAACCGAAGCCGCCCATCAGGGTCTGCAGGCCCCGCATAATCGGCGCGACGATCAGCATCTTGATCATTGCTTCCTCGAGGGCGCGAATGATGGTCCGCGACATGTCACGAAAGGCATCACCCAAGGATTTGGAACGGTCGATCGCGTCCGCCAGACCCGAAACCAGACCGGTCTCGATCGCCGACGCCACCTGCCGCATGGCGTTGAACACGCGCATGGACTGCGCTTCCACGCTCGACAGAGCGTCCGCAACGTCCGGATAGATCGCCTTGAGCTGCTGTGCGATCTGGATATCTTCCTGCGACAGAAATGCGGTCCGCCGGCCAAAGTTCAACTGAGCCTCGACACGCGCACGCGCCAACGCTTCTGCCGCGGCCGCCGCCCGGTCCGCAAGTCCGCTCATTTCTGCCTTGGCTGCGGCGGCTGCAGGGCTTAGGCCATCCTTGAGGCCCGCGGCAGTGAGCTGCGCAATGGCGCGAGCCCGCTCCTGCGCGGCGGCGCCAGCCTCGACCGCGCCAGCCGCCGCCTTCGTCATTTCGATGTAGCGAAGCAGGGATTCCTCGGCGCGGGCATATGCGCTGGTATCCGGCCCATTGTCAGATACCGTGCCGGGCACTTTGGACTTGTCCTTGAAGACTCCGCGAACAACATTATTGCTCTCGTCAACCGATCGCGCGACGTTGGCCGGGTTCTTGAGCATGTTGTCCAACCGCTGACGAGCGATTTCGCGCTGCCAATCAGGATCCTTGTCCTTATCACCAACCAGCATCAGTCCAGCCTCGGCGTCGGCCTTGGCCCGGCTCTCGGGAGTGGTGGTCAGGTCAACGAATTTGTTGATCAACCATGAAGGAATGGCCAGCAGCTTGTCGACGAACCGGGAAACCCAATCGAAAGCGCTGGCGATGGCCTCAACGATCCCGACCCAGACCTCTTTCATTTTCATGCCGAGGCTGGTGAGCAGGTCCTGCACCGGGTGCCAGCGCTGCGATAGGATTTTCTCCGCCGCATCGAGGCGTTGCTGCAGCCACAAGGCATTGCCGACATCTTCATCGGAGATCAGCTTTTCCGCCGCCATCTTGTCGGCGCTCGCGATCATCTTTTTCAGATACTCGTCATCCTTGGCAAGATTTTCCGTGACCTTCGGCCCAAGGTAGGTCTTGGCGATATCGAGTGCAGCCAGACGTTCGCCGTTGTCGATCGCGCTGTTGATTAGAGTCGAAATCGCCCGGAACCGCTCCTCTAGCGTGTTCGCCGACGCCAGTTGCGCCACACCGGGATTGCCCTTGAAATTGCCGGCGTCAATCAGCTCCTGTAGGCGCTTCCCTCCTTCGCTGCCGCCCAACCGATCATCGGTTGCCTCCCGCAATCGCTTGAACGACTCGACAAGGTCATCGACCTTCAGTTTGGCGTCGTCCGCCGCCCTGGTCATGCGCTGGAAAAACTCAATCGGCAGACGCAGCTCCGCAACCTTCCGGGCCATTTCGACATAATTTTCGATCTGCTCACTCGCCAGTCGCCAAGCTTCAGTGACCGTTTCGATTGCGCCCTTCACCAGCCGATAGGTCGCATAGAGCGGCAATAAAACACGGGCCAGCAAACCAAGCGTGCCGACGACGGCCGTGGTGACCGCAACCTTCTTTGCAAAGGCTTCCGCCGATTCCAGCGCGCTTTGAGCAAGCTGGCGCAGTCCCAACGTCAGACTGTTGTTGCTGTCCGCCGCGTCGCGCGCATCATCACTGGACGTGCGCATGCTGCGCGCGAAATTGTCATTCGCCGCAAACGCCGCTGCCGCCGCCAGACGGGCCGTTTCCATCGCGCGGGTGTATTCCACCTCGCCGCGATTGTCCGACGTAATGACAAGTTCCGTTACGACCGGCTCAGCCATGTGGCTATCACTCCGTGTCAGGCCCGTTTTGCGAGTGTTCGACGCGATACAGGTTGTCCAGCATTTCGATCTGTTCGATTTCCCATGGTGTAAGCCGCAACCGCGTCAGCCGCAGGAATGCATCAATATCGGCCCATGAAATCGGGTTAAGGCCGAAACCGTTTGAGGCTCGCCGATTGGCGAGACGCTGAAACGTAATCCAGAGATAGCGAAGGGTAGATGGCAAAGGCGGAGTTTCAAGTTCCGCCTTGATTTCTGCCCGCCGTTCGGCGCGCCGGGTGCGTTCGAGCAGGCCCTGCAGCGTCTCCCGGTAGGTGACGCCGTCTTCGACGCGATCGAGAGCAAAGGCTCGCTCCGCAAATGCCCTCAGTTCGTGGCGGAGCTCGGCATAAAAGCCCGTTCGGCCTGCAGATAATCCACGATCTGCTGCAGGTACGAGCCCATCACAGGCCGACGAAGCAGATCGATCGCGGCCGCGTCGGAGAATTCGAAGATCTTCGCCTCGATCTTGACAGGCGTCCACGTCACGATGCGCGACACCACCCACTCGATCGAACCGGTCGCCGCCTCTTCCGGCGACTGCTCATCCGCCTTGTATTTGCGACCGTTGACTTGGGCGGCCTCAATGCGGGCTTTCTTCTGCAGGTATTCGCGGTCCTTCCGCTCCTTATAAGCGAGCGTTTTCGGGTGGTTCGGGCCCGCGAGGGTAATTACCCAGCCGGTCGGGGTATTGGTGCCCGGTTTCAGGACGACGAGGTCGGCCGTGTCGGCAGGCAGATCCAAGGTGAGATCGGCAACCATGGTGGGATCAGTCATTATAGTAGCCTTTCCGCGACCGTTCAGGCCGCCGTCGTCTGGAATTCGATCATCGAGTTGTTGCCGGTCGCCGAGGTGTCGATGCCAACCAGTGCCGGCGGGATCTGGATGGTCTGCGTGCGGCCGCCCCCCTGCTTTGACAGCGCCGACGGATCGACGCCGCCCAGCGTGAGATTCGGGACAACGATCGACATGAAGTCTTTCGGTTCCGCCTCGTTATCGACGGCGAGGATATGGAGTTGCAGTTGCGTCTCGTCGATAAAGTCCGATAGGACGTCGAGGCTCTTGCGCAGCATGGTGATGTTCGCAGACACCTGCAGCGATCCGGGAAACACGTCCGGCGCATACTTGATGGCGCCGGAACCGAATGTGTCGGGGGCTGACGGCTGAATATCCATGGTGAGATCAAGCGACGTAAGTTCGACCAGATCTTCGTCCCGGAAACGGATCGTCGCATCGACAACTGCCATCGGCGCTCCGGTTGTCTCGACCGGAGCGTCAAAGTAGGGGGATTCCGCAGGCGGCAACGCCTCCAGGCGGCCCGTGCCAACGCCGCCGGGATCGAGGGTGAGTATGCCGTTGGGCGCCATCGTCAGCTTGGCTGAACCCCAGACGAAATCAGTGAGCAGCGTGGACTGGTCGATGTCCCCTTCATACTCCTCGACGGTGAAATAGCGGGCGATACGGTTCGCCGGGTTGCTGAGGATCTTGCCCGGCCGGATAATGGTCGCACCGACATCGGCCACAGCATCGACCGTAAGGGTCTCGGCCACAGTGATCGTATTTGCCGACAAACCGGTCACACGCAGATTGCGGCCGTTGTTCGCGGCCGTCGCCGCGCCCGACAGGCGAATGATATTGCCGTTGCGGATACCAAGGGCGATTGGATTGCCCATCGTGAGAACAATGGTGTGCGCGGTCGTCGTCATCGAGGTGAAGTCCGCCGCGTCAAGTTCCAGCGGCACCGCGTTCCATGTGCCACGCATGATCGCCTCGATGATCGGATCATGCGACCCCAGCGACAACTCGGCAGCGTAATCACCTGTCGTTTTCTGAATGCCGTGGCGGCCGCGTACCGACAAGCCGTCCTTGCGGATTTCGTTGGAGACAGTGGATGCCTTGGAAAGCTTGGCGCCCGGACCGCCGGCACTGCGAAGAACCTTCGCCGCGCCATTGCTCGCTGCCCTGGCGCCAAGGTTCGCCTGCACGCAATAGGCGATGCGAGCGTTGGTGTTACTCTGATAGTTCGTCATGTCAGCGCCTCTCTGCGGCCGAGACCGCTATTTGCGGAAATAGAATTCGAAGGGAATGGTGGTGGTGACGCGAAACACGTTGCCGTTCTCGGCATCGGGACCACCCCCATCGCAAACCGGCGCCAGGCAGACGACCTTTGCGCCGGCGCCATCCTGATAGAGGGTCGCGGCCCGAAACTTCTCGCCCGCGGCTTCAGCCAAGTCGATCGCCCTCACCGAACCCTCGCCAAGCGGACAAAAGATGCTGATGAAGATATTACCGCGTGTGAGCCAGACATGATCGCCGGGAAGCCCAGCGCCTCGAAGATCCGAGGCTGACGCAAGAACATCAAAGTAGGCCCACGGCACCGGCGCGCCATCGACCTGCGGCGGCCAGACCCCGCCCGGCCGCTCGCCATTCGGATAAGCGATCGGGGTGAGCCATCCCGCCGCGAAGCGCGCGCGCATCGCTGCGACGGCGCCGCCGAACGTGGCCATGCGCTATCGTCCCCTGATCTCGATTGCAGGCTGCCGCCGAAGCCATTCGGAACGAACCGCAACCGACATTTTTCGGCCTTGACGCATCATCCCGGTCGTGTCGCTCCACCTCCGGATGCCGCCGAAGTTGATCGGCATATAGACAAACTTGATGCTGGCCTGATTTCCAAACCGACCATCGACGATTTGCGCCGAAGCCTCATAGACGCCGCTCGGCACACTCAGATTCATTCCGCCGACTTCGATCTTGCGCGAGTACGGTACCGGGTTGCTGATGTGGATGATGTCGGCTGGCCGCCAGTCTCGCGCATTGGAGACCATGCGACCATTCAGGAAAACCAAGTGATTGTCCCGATAGAGACCCGGATGACGGTCTCCAGCGCCGCCGATCGGCGATCTCTCGCGCAGTGTCTTCAGCGCGAA